CTTTCGGCGCCCAGCTTGCCGGATCACTTCGGACAAATCAAAGCGACTTGGCGGTGCTTGGTACGGTTGCACAGCGTAACATTGCTAACAATTTAGCAACCGCACCGGGTGCGATGACAAACATCCTCACGGGCGGTGACGGTGCAAACTATCAGATAGCCACGCATTGGGATGATGCCCGGACGACGGCATGGGCGAACACATCGATCACTCTCACAAATGCTGCGTTAAACCGGACGCAGGTGCTAGGTCTTTTTGAGCAGGCTTACACGCCAACCGGCGGCGGTGGTGCGATTTTCTTTCGACCGGGCATGAGCGGAGGCATGGACTAATGAAACGCAAGATAAAAGCCGGCACGACATCGCTTTCGCTAAGCGTAATCGTCTACGACAACACGTCAACAACCGGAGCGGGATTGAGCGGCATAACCCACTCATCGAGCGGTCTTGTATTTGAGTATCGACGCGCCGGGCAATCATCCTGGACAGCGGTAACTCCGGTCAGCAAGACGCTTGGGACATACACCAGTGGCGGCATAGTTGCGGACGGTTCGAGAGCCGGACGGTACGAGGTGGATATACCTGACGCGGCATTGGCATCGGGTGCAAGAGTGGTTTACGTTTGTTTGCGTGGCGTGGCTAACATGCATCCAGCAGACATTGAGATTGAGTTGGATGCGGTTGACTATCAAGACTCTGCAGCGTTTGGGCTGTCGCGTATCGATGCGACGGTAACGAGTCGCATGGCAACTTACACGCAACCAACTGGATTCCTTGCGGCTACATTCCCGGAAACGGTTGCAAGCACGACAAACATAACAGCGGCAAGCGGTATAACATTGGCGGCGGTAACTCATACTGGAGCGACGATACCAAACGTAACAACAGTCCATACGGTTGACGAATTGGGTAATAATGCTCTTGACGCAAACGCGCTAGATACAGAGATAGCTATCAAGGTTTGGGAGCAACTTACAACCGCAACTTGGCCTAACGATTCCTTCGGCAAGCAAGTGCTAATTGGATCGTCAACGCAACGATCAGTTGCAGTAACCGGTAGTCATCACGTCGCATCCGTGCTGCACGATGCCGAGCCTAATTCGATTCCAGAAGATGCATTCGCTACGGGTGCATTGTCGGCACGGGCATTGGCAGCGGATGCGGCATCAGAGATAGCAACGGCGGTAGGTACGTTGCAAGTGTTGACGCGGCTAGATTCGATGATCGAATCGGATGGAGCGGGTCAGTTTAGGTTTGATACAATTGCTTTGGAGAACGCTCCAAGCGGAGGCGGTGGTGGACATGGTGGCGGCACTGACTGGACGTCAAGCGAACGAACGGCTATTAGGTCTATCCTTGGGTTTAACTCAAGCGGCACGGTCGTTGATCCATCGGTAGGGATCCTGGATGAAATTAGGGACAGCATAGGCGGCTCGAGCACGATCAACGTCTACCCAGTCTCCTCCTCGACACCAGAGAGAGTAGCGGGTACGACGCTTACCTTTTACCGCGACGAATCCAGAGCGGTTAGTGTGGTTACTGACTTTACTCTGACCTCGTTGACGCTTCGATTTGTTGTTGAGGATAACGATGGTAACGATGTGTTGGTAATCGAAAACGCCGCGATCACGAAAAGCGGTCAGACCTTCACGGTGTCGATCACAACAGCGGTTACGGCTAATCTCGGCAACTACCGTTGGAGTATGCGTGACATAACGACGGGTAACAGCGTAATAGCCTTTGGCGTACTCACCGTGCAGGAGGCAGCGAGCAAGGATGCCTAAACTATGCCGATGCGGGAAGATCGTGGAAGATCATTGCGACTGCTTTAGTGGAGCGTCAAAACAGCTTACGCGCTCCACAACATCGGAAGGACATGGAAGCGATCACCGCAGGGCAAGCGAGAGGTACAGGGCAGAGCATCCGTTGTGTGAGCGTTGCGTACAATTGCATGGCGTGATGCACGCCAAGCCATCAAAGGATATGCACCACATCATAGCCATTCGCAAGGATGCAACGCAGAGGATGCAGCGTGGTAATTGGCTAGCGGTTTGCGGTGAGCACCACGAAGAGCTAGAGGGTAATGAGTTAGAGGGCATGGCATGCAAGCGATGGAGCGAAGCGAACTACGTGAGGCTGATGGATGGAGGTGAGGCATGAGTAAGATTGTTAGTTGCAAGACATGCTCGACTGCGTTTGAGAGGCTATCTGGAAACCATAAGTTTTGTGATGACTGTTCGCCGTCAAAAATCAAGGAAAGAAAGCAAAGGGTGTGTATTGACTGCGGCGGAAACATGCCCAGAAAAAAAGGCCCATCTAAGCGATGCAGTGAGTGCGAAAAAGCAGAGTTAAGGTATCGACGCATTGCCGGGTTAACCGGCGAAAGTTCTTCAAAAGTCAGCAAGATATGCAACAAGCGGTGCATGATTTGCAATTCGGCATTTGTTCGCAAGGCGTCCGAGAAAAGGGTTTTTCCTGTATGTTCCAAGGATTGCCTAAAGGTGATGCAATCACAGGCTAGAGCGGACAGTAGGATATGGATAGAAAACCCTTTTTACCTCAAGTTGTCCGAGTCTGCGGTTTTCTTTAGGCGTGCAATGGGAGGAAGGAGAAGACCTTTTGAGTCCGTTGCTTGTGCGTTTTGCGGTTCGGTAAAGGTGTTAGGCGACGCACAATCTAGGAGACTCAGGAAGGGACAGGAGTTAATGTTCTGTGACCTTGAATGTGCATGCAATTGGAAGAGCGTTTACTACGCTACCGATGATTACGAACACAACAGGAGGAGACGAGAGAGAAGGGTCGTTCGGGTGGCGAAAGAACGTGAGGAGATGATTGCGAGAGTCGAAGCTAGACGCGACATGCTCAAAAAGCAAAAAGAGGAAACGAAAAGGCGTAATGCGGAAAAACGAAAAGCAGATTGGCAAAGCGGAATGGTTGCCTGCTTGAGATGCGGGAAGCAGAAGTGGTTTGAGAAGCGCGTTAAGAGAAAGTTGTTTTGCTCAAGTAAGTGTGCAGCAAAGCATCAGCGATCAAACCGAGAGCATTTACTAAGATCGCGCTCTGTCGGAGAAAAAATTGGGCTTGCTGAGTTGGCGAAGAAAAGCAAATGGCGTTGTGTCAAATGCAATGTCAAGTGCGTTAAGCCAGAGGGCTACAACCTGGACAACGAAGCAACCATTGACCATATCATTCCGCTATCAAAGAATGGGCTACACGCATGGTCTAACGTGCAACTGCTTTGCAGGCGATGCAACACGGCTAAAGGTGATAGCATTCAACCAGGGATGCAGTTGATGTTGCCTCTGTATGGGGATAACTGATATGGGGGCACCTGCAACATCCAGTTTTTTAGGTCACCGATCGCTCGCAATCTCATCCGTAATGCTCCGCAAAATTGGCGTTTTTGGATTTTGGAGGGCTGAAAAATGGTAAAAGGCCGAAAACCGCTGTCCTCGGCAGTCAAGGAGGCGACTGGAGCGTTTGCAAAAGACCCGCAACGCAGAAACAAGGAAGAACCAAAGCCGAAACTATCCGACCCACGGATCCCCGATCACGTCGAAGCGGATCCCGTTGCTAAATCGCGTTGGTATTGGGTTTGCGATCAGCTCCGCGAAATGAACTTGCTACACGCAACAGATCAAGGCTTGATTGCGGGTTATTGCCTCGATTACTCAATGATGATCAGTCTTTGGGGGCACATCAAAGGCGGTAACGTTAGCGACATGCATTTGAATGGAAACGTATCGACCAAACCAGAGGCAAACCAGTTCCACAAGTTCGCTGATAGATGCCTAAAACGCGAAGCCGAACTAGGTTTGACTCCATCATCAAGAGCACGATTGAGGGCACCACAAGCAGAGGAGGAGGATGTTTTCCAAGAGTGGCTAAAGAGGGCAACGGGTTGATAGCAAGCGGCGTTCGGCAACGAGTCGAAGACTACTGCGAAGCGGTCGAATCAGGCGAAATAATCGCTTGCGACCGTGTGAAGGATGCTGTGCGCCGTTATCGCCTCGATGTTGAGCATCAAAGCACGCCAGAGTTTCCTTATCACTTCGACGAACGGCACGCTACGGCGGTTTGTGACTTCTTCCCTCTTGTCTTGCGTCATAGCATCGGAGAGTTTGCAGGGCATCCGCTTATACTCGAAGATTGGCAACTCTTTGGGCTATGGAACATCTTCGGGTGGAAGCGAAACGAGGACAACTCTCGACGCTTTCGCAAAGTCTATTGGTCGATGGCTCGGAAGAATGGCAAATCAACGATGATTGCCGGATTGTGCCACTACCTAGCGATGGCTGACATTGATCCGAAGACTCGCAAGCCGGAGGCGGTTGGTCAAATACTCTTGACGGCAACGAAGAAGGAGCAAGCGGACGTAGTGTACAGCGAATGCGAGCGGATGGTAGATCAGTCGCAACCGCTGCAAAAGTACACGGACATCAAGAACGAAACAATCACATACAAGCATAACTTGTCATTCATTCGCAAAGTATCTAGCGAGAAGCCATTCGACGGACTTAATCCGCATTGCGTTGTGATGGATGAACTGCACGCTTGGGGCGAGTACCACCGAAAGTTTTATGACACAATGGTGACGGGCAGCGGATCGCGCTCGCAACCTATCCACCTGATTATCACAACAGCCGGTGCGGACGATTCGCTTTTATGGCTTGATGAATACACGTACGCAGTCAACGTGGTAAGCGGTATCCACAAAGATGAATCGCTATTTGCTCTTATCTACGAACTCGATGAAAAAGACGATCCAGCGGAAGAAGCAAACTGGAAGAAAGCGAATCCGAACCTCAACGTATCAATCAAAGCGGACTACCTTCGCCAGCGATGGAACGAGGATAAGTCAACGGCGTTGGGTATCAACCGCTTTACTCGTTATCACGGCAATCGGGTTGTATCATCGACTGAAAAGGCGTTTGACCTTGCGGCGTTTGATAAATGCGTCGGCGTTCATTCCGATTGGCGAGATGCGGATGGACTTGGTGCCGGTGTGGACTTGGGATCCCGCGACGACCTCGCAGCGTATGCGATTTGTGGACGATTCCCGGTTGCCGTCGATGACAAAGGCAAAACGGTTTACCGTTACGAGATTAAGACGCGGGCATTCATCGCGTCAGACTCCAAGCGAGACTTGACAGCGATGCCGTTTGCGGAATTCATCCACACGGAAGAACTGTACAAGTGCGAATATCCTATCGAGGACTTGACCGCATCGCTAATTGAAGAGCTTGAGGCGTACGAAATACAGACCGTCGCGTACGATCCCTACAACGGCCAGCAACTAGGCGAGAGGCTTGAGAAGACCGGAGCCGTAGCCGCACGCATGGCACAGAACCAAGCCAACTTCAACGAAGCAATCAGGGACTTCATCCAACTGATGCAGGAGGGGCGGCTAGTCTTCTCGGACTCAAAGCTGCTTCGATGGTGCGCGAACAATGCGATCATTTGCAAAGACCGTCAAGACCGTTGGATGTTCGACAAGAAGAACAGCAAAGACAAGATCGATCCAATCGTCGCGGCGGTTATGGCGTACCGCATCGCAAGTTTGCAAAAAGAGCGTTCATCGGGTAGTTTGTATGTTACATAAGGAGCCGACCGCATGTCACTGATGACCGCTTTACTGCAATGGATGGGGCTAAGCGAAGACCAGTTTAGCAACGGTCGAAGGGTTGGCGTACGCGAAGCACTAGGTGTACCTCCTGCATGGTATGCCCACAATAAACTTACCGGCGACTTTGGGCGGCTACCTATCGACGTTAAACGCCGTGAGGGTGACGGAGCAGTAAACGATACCGAGCATCCCGGCTACATCCTACTAAGGGAAGAGCCTAACAAGGTGCAATCACCGACGACCTTTAAGGAGCAAATGTTGTCGCATGCTCTTATGCGCGGAAACGGTCGAGCGGCTATTATTCGAAGCGGCAGCAGGCCGGTTGAGCTGATACCGATGTTGCCAGAGAATACCTGGACGATCATCTACGACGGCAAGAAATGGCACGTAACGCAACCGGAAGACCAAACGAAAAAAGACCTCTTCGACGGGTTCGACACTGACAAAAACGGCTACTTGATCTTCCCGGATAGCGACGTTTTGCACTTGCCCGGCTTTTCTTACGATGGCGTCGAGGGGATTGGATTGCTCGATATTGCGAACATTACTTTCTCAACGGGTGTTGAGCAAACCAAGTTCACCAATACGCAACTCCGACGCGGCTTTCGCGGTAAACTCTTCCTCGAAGCCCCGCCGGGAGCATTCCGCAAAGCAGAGGACGCAAAAGAATTCATCGAGGCATTTAACAAGATCGAAGCCGGTTCCGAGAACTCCGCAAAAGCCGGATTGCTACGCGAAGGTGTTAAAGCCAACGCGGTATCGATGAGCAACAATGACGCCCAGTTTGCCGAGTTGCAACGCTTCACACGGCAGGATATCGGCATGCTCTTCGGACTCGAAGGTATGCCTGGCGACGGGGAAAGCACTTCGTACAACTCGCTCGAGCAAAAGAACCTTGCTTACATGCAAGCCCTTGACCGTTGGCTGGTCAAGTTCGAGGAGCAGTGCGATATGAAATTGCGAACACG